CCGAGACGAACATCACGCCCGTCTGCTCTCCGCGCTTCATTTTTTCTAGCAAGTTGGACACTGCCTCAACCATTTCCTGTCTTACGAGGTGTCCTCGGATCTGCACTACGTTTTCCACTCACGGCTTTCATAAATTCGGGTTTTTGTTGCGTGCCGGGGAACCCTTCGCTCTTCGGCGGTGCAACTGTATCCGTTTGTGCCTTGTGGACGGTCGCGGTAGTTTGCAAATCCAACAGAGAAATGGCTTGTCGCTCGACTATTTCCATGGCTTTCGGGGAAAGCCTCCGCACATCGTCAGGTGTTAGTAAGGCAAAAGGCCACACGTTGGCCGACACCATGTCGCCTTCGCCGGTAGCCAGCCACTGAGGCTCACAGCGCAGCGCCTTAGCCAGCGCCACCAGGCCCGTTGTTTTCAAGATCAGGCCGTTCTCGATCTTCGAGATGTCGGACTGCTTGAGCCCTGACATCTCCGCCAGGGTTGCTTGATTCAGGCCCAGCTCCAAGCGCCGGCCCCTGGCTCTTTTCGCAAGTGTTTCCATCCTCGAAGTAAATCGTGGTTGCATATTCAGCGACGACTCCGTACAATAGTCGTGAAGGAATATGAACATGGAACCCAAGCAGCTAGTTGACGCGCTTACCGAGCGCGGATGGACGCAGATGCAAATCTTCGAGCGAACCGGCATCCCCCAACCGACCGTCTCGAAGATCGCCAGGGGCGATGTCAACGACGTGATGTCCAAGAGCTACCGCGCACTGCTGACCGTCTACCAAGAGGTTTTGGCCGCAGAGGCCAAGGCGCTGCGCAAGCAACTCAGGGCCGCCTGAAGCAAGCCGATCAAAGCCAGCCAGACGGCTGCGCGCATCAACAACAAGACAAGGAACTAATTCATGGCTGCTGAGCAGAAAGAACTGCGCCAACTCTCGAACGCAAACCTCTTGGACCTCCTTGATGCGTGCGCTCTGGCCCGCAACATGGAGCGCGCCAAGTTGATCAACAAGGTGCTGGCTCAGTGGGCGGCTGGTGAAGTCCATAGAACTAATGTCCTCAATCGCGCCGCTAAGGGCAATCCGTTGCTGTCGGAGACCCCCGGGAATACCTCCGATTGGGGAGATTTGGGATGAGCGACCTCTCCATCGAGATGTACGACCTGCCGCGTGCCAGGAACACCGACCCGGCCACGTCGCACGCTGCTGCTGACCGGGCTACCAACTTCGCAGGCTCGCACGCCGAGCGCATCCTGGCGGCTCTCAAGGCCGTTGGCACTGGCACCCCGGCTTCGATCTCCGAAATCACTGGCCTAACCATCGTCCAGATCGATCGCCGCCTGCACGAGCTGGAGAAGAAGGGCCTGATCCGCATCGTGAAGGTGTTCGGCCATGACTTGGTCATCGGCGGCTACCGCTGCTGGGAGCCGGTCAGGTGAACTACTACAAGCGCCACATCGGTGACTACGCCGCGGCGACCAGGCATCTGAGCCTGCTCGAGCACGGCGTGTACTGCCTGATGCTGGACACCTACTACACCCATGAAAAGGCTTTGCCAGTCGATACGCGTGCCGTTCAGCGTCTGGTCAATGCCCGCAGCGAGGATGAGCGCGCTGCCGTTGAAGTAGTCCTGCAAGAGTTCTTTGAGCTCCACTCGGATGGCTGGCATCAAGCCCGCTGCGATGAGGAGATCCACCGCAAGCAGGCAGTAGGGGAAACGAACAAGGTAATCGGACGTATGGGCGGTCGCCCGAAATCCGTAACCGATTCGGTTATCCCTGAAAGCGAAACGCTTATCGAAGAAACCGAAACGGTTTCAGTGGCCGAAACCTCTCCGAACCCTAGCCATAAGCCAGTAACCACTAGCCAGTATTCAGATGCTGACGCATCTGTTGCCGGCCTGCCGGCCTGCCCGCATACCCGCCTGCTCGAGCTTTTTGCAAAGCATCTCCCCGAGCTCCCACAACCGAAACCGGAACTGTGGCAAGGCAAACCTGCGGACGCGATGCGAGCTCGGTGGCGGTGGGTGCTCGGAGCGAAGCACAAGAGCGGCAAGCGCTACGCCGAGACGCCGGCCCAAGCCCTCGATTGGTTCGATCGATTCTTCGGCTACGTGTCCGGCTCGGACTTCCTGACCGGCCGTAACGGCAAGTGGACCAACTGCGATTTGGGCTGGCTCATGAAGGCCGACAACTTCGCCAAGGTCGTCCAGGGCAACTACGAAAACAAGGAGACCGTGTGAACAACGATGTGAAGGCGCTCGACGCTATCGCCTCGCTCGAGGCCGAGAACAGCATCATCGGCGCGCTGCTGCTGGACAACGGTGCATGGGACCGCATCGGCGCGATCCTGAAGCCGGAGCATTTCTACGCCGAGCAGGCCCGGATGATCTTTGCCGAGCTCTCGAGCCAGCTTTCGGCCGGCAAGCCCGCCGATGTGGTGACCGTGGCGATGGCGCTCGGCGACCGCTCGAGCATGGCCGAGGTTCACGCCCTGGCGCAGTACATGCCAAGCTCGGCGAACATCCGCCGCTACGCCGATCTGGTGCTCGAGCGATTCAAGAGCCGGCGCCTGCTGGCGGTGAGCGCCGAGATTTCCGAGCTCGCCACCGACCACGAAATCAGCATCTCGGACCGGGTCGACCGCGCGCAGAGCCAACTTGCCAAGCTGATCGACGATGCGCCCAACGATGAATGGCTTGGCGCCTATGAGGCGATGGCAGGCCATACCCAGGTGCTCGAGGACCGCGCCGCGGGGAATCTCCGCGTCATGGGGACCGGCCTCTCGGATCTGGATGAATACCTCGAGGGCGGCCTTCGCCCTGGTGAGCTCGTCATCGTCGGCGCCCGGCCCAGCATGGGCAAGACCGCGCTCGGCCTGACGATCGGCGTCCACATGGCCGCTCAGTACGGCGTCGGCCTGCTGTCCATGGAAATGTCGCACGGCGAGGTAAACGACCGCCTGACGGCCATGCTGGGCTCGGTCAGCCTCTCGAGCGTCAAGCGACCGAACAAGGGTGACGGCCTGAAGTGGGACCGGGTGCTCGAGGGCGTCGACCGCGCGAAGACCCTGAACCTGCACACCAGCGACCAAGGCGGCCTGAACATCAATCAGGTCCGATCCAAGGCGCGCAACCTCAAGCGCCTGCATGGCCTTGACGTGCTGGTCGTGGACTACATCGGCCTGATGAGCGGCCTGGACGCTCGAGCGAACCGGAACACCCAGCTCGAGGAAATCAGCCGCGGCCTCAAGACGCTCGCCAAGGAGCTCGGCATTTGCGTGCTGTGCCTGGCGCAGTTGAACCGCAAGAGCGAGGAGCGCCCCGACCAGATGCCGATGATGTCCGACCTTCGGGATTCCGGCGCCATCGAGCAGGACGCCGATGTCATCGTCTTCATCAAGCGGCCGATCATGGCGAACCCCGAGCTCGGCGACGAGTGGAACCACTACGCGAAGCTGAGCGTTGCCAAGAACCGGCAAGGCCGCTGCGGCTACCTGCATCTCTCCTATATCGGCGAGCAGACCAAGTTCAGCGGCTGGGCCGGCGAGCCGCCGCGCAAGCAGCAGACGGCGCATGCCGGCAGCAGGGGGATGGCATGACCCCGCGTTGGGCTGACATCCGCAGGCACTACCACGGCGCGCGGCCGGCCATCTTGGCCGCTCGAGCAAACGAATGGGCCATCGACCCCTACGCATGGGATGGCCTGATCCGCCTAACGCCGATCGAGGACTGGCTGTGGGCCGACATCCGCCAGGCCGGCGCCGTGTTCTATCCGCAATACCCGGTCGGCCTTGTCTTCGTCGACTTCGCCAACCCCAAGGCCAAGGTTGCCATCGAGTGCGACGGCGCTGCGTTCCACCAGGACAGGGCCAAGGACGCCGCTCGAGACCGCGAGCTCGAGTCTCAAGGCTGGACCGTCTATCGCCTGACCGGGAAAGCCTGCCGAACCGAGTTCGACGATGAAACGAGGGCGAAGAGCGAGGCCCGCCAGTTCATAGACCGCATCTGCGCCGCGCACGGCGTTTCGGAGCGCTGATGCCAAACGGCTGCTTCAACCGCGCCCCTTACGCGCCCTCTGTGCCCGTCCAAGACGGTTGGTACATGGACGGCTACACCCGCACCCCTCGCATGGTTCCGATGCCTTTCCGCATGGCTCAGACATGTCAGTACACGCATACATCACTCGGCCAGGCAGACACCCGTTGCCATGGCTGCACCTGGAGAGCAACAGCATGAGTCTAGATTTTTGGCCCGGCACCGATGTGCGCCGCTCAACTCACAACGGATTCACGCTCGGTCTGACCGGTGGCCGCCCCGGCGATGTCACCGAAGCCCTGAAGCCGCACCCCAAGGCCCGCGCCAACCCGGGTAAAGGGGTCAAGCGTGCGATTGAGCAGTTGACCCTGGACGGCGAACCCATCCGCGTGTTCTCGTCCATCGCCGATGCAGCTCGTGCGGCGGAAATCCCGGACGCAAACATCGTCCGCGTGGCGACAGGTGTCCGCAAGACCGCCGGCGGGTTCCGCTGGCGCTATCCCGACCCTGCCAAAGACATCCTCCGCGACCGTCATATCGGCGCGTATTCCAAAGCCCACTCAGGAGAAACCCAATGACCACCTATGACAACACGAACCGCGGCGCCCTCTGGAAGAACGACCGCAAGACCAAGGACACCCAGCCCGGCTACACCGGCTCGCTGAACGTCGATGGCGTCGAGTATTTCCTCGATGCCTGGGTCAAGGAAGGTCAGAAGGGCAAGTTCTTCAGCGTGTCCGTGAAGCGAAAGGAGCAGCAGCCGGCCGCCGCGCCAGCACCGAGCCGCGCACCCGCCCCGGCTCCGCGCCCGTCGTCGGGCTTCGATGACATGTCGGATGACATTCCGTTCTGACCATGACCATCAACGAATTGGTCATCGCCGAGCTTCGGAGCAATGGTCCGATGACGGTCGTCCAGATCATCAGCGCTATCGGGAAGGGCTACATGTCCACCCAATCGGCCGTGCGTG